AAACAATATGGCAGGTTTTACTGATAGAAGAGGACCCTTAAGTACAGGTAATCCAGTAAGGAAGATTTTAAAGGATCTTTCTAATTTAGGCATGGCTTATGATGATATGATCATTCGTAATTCACGTGCAGTAGGGTTTACAGAAAATCAAATGGGTTATACTTTTAATCCAATGGGCTCTGATGCTGATGATATGTATAGCGCATTTGCTGCATTATCATTAACAGATACTACAATGAAAAAGAATATCTCTATATTTGATAGGGATTATGAAAGAAAACGAGATCAACTTAGAGAATATGCAGTACAAGATGAGATAGAAGATATCTTGGATGTAATTACAGATGAGGCTATTGTATTTGATGAATCTAACTTTATGGCCTATTCACATTTTAATGGCCATATTGCAAGTTCTATAGAAGATGAAATCGGTGATGTATACAATAACCTTTATAATTACTTTGGTTTCAATGATTCAGTACAGCCGTGGAATTATTTTAGAAAATGGTTAGTAGATGGCTTCCTTGCCTTTGAGATAGTATATAATGATAAACAGACAGAGATTATAGGATTTAAAGAATTGGATCCTATTTCCTTAATGCCAGGTATTGATACTGACACTGGAAAGAAGCAATGGGTACAATATAAAGGACAAGGTGCTAAAGAGAGAAAGTTATGGGATTCACAAATCATATACCTTTCATACTCACAGGTTAATTCTCCTATGAGGATATCTTATGTTGAAAGATTAATAAGATCATTTAACCTTTTAAGAATTATGGAAACCACTAGAATTATCTGGGCTGTTTCAAATTCTTCATTTAAAACTCAATTTATTATACCTGTTGGTGGTAAATCTAAAACTAGGGCAAAGCAATCACTTGCACAGTTAATGAATTCATATAGAGAAGTAGTAGATTTTAATCAAGAGAGTGGTGAAATTCAAACTAATGGAAAACCAATGATGCCATTTAATAAGGAATATTGGTTACCTTCAAAAGATGGTGAATCTCCAGAGATTAGTACAATTGGTGGTGATGGACCAGATTTAGGTGATACTGAATCTCTTAAATATTTTGCAGATAGATTAAAATTAGCTTCTAAGATTCCTTTTTCAAGATTTGATAAAGAAGGTGGAAATACTTATGATATGGATGCTAGTGGAATGCTAAGAGATGAAATTAAATTTTCTAAATTTGTTGATCGTTTAAGATCTATATTCCAGGAGGTGTTAGTTAAGCCTATGTATCTTCAAATGTGTCTTAACCATCCTGAATTAAAAAATGATGTTGCATTTAAATCTGGTTTAGGACTTAATTTTGTTAAAGACAATGTCTTTGAAGAAATGAAAGAAATGGAATTACAAACAAAACGAGTAGATTTTATAGGTAACCTAAAAACTCAATTAAGTACTATGACAGCAGAAATGGAGGAAATTCCATACTTCGATTTAGGATTCTTGGTTAAGAGATACGGTGGCTTTACTCGTGAAGATTTAAAGGCTAATGCTAGAGCAAAAGAAAGAGCTGATTTAGAGAAAGAGAATTACTCTGAACAAGATATTGAAAAGATCCTTTTAGGTGCCGATAAAGCGGATTTTAAACCAGAAAAGAAAGCAGGTGCCGCAGATGAGGATCCATTAGCAGACCTCTAATAAAAACTTTACAGAGATTGTAATATATAAATCAAATAACTACTAGAAAATGTCAGGAAAAAAATTATTAATTCTTGAAAGACAAAAATCAAATTTAGATATAACAACCGGAGATGACGGTTCTGTTGTATTAGAAGGAGTATTTACCGAGTTTGATGTCAAGAACAAGAATAACCGAATTTATGAGGAGAAGGAAGTAATGCCTCACATTAATGAATTACAAGAAAAGGTTAAGACCAATAAGCTTCTAGGTGAATTAGACCACCCAAAAGACTTTGATGTTAGTTTAGCTAATGTATCTCATGTTGTAGAATCTTTAGATTATGATAAAGATAAAAAACAAGTTATTGGTAAAATAAGATTATTAAATACTTCTAAAGGTAAAGAAGCTCAGGCTCTTATCAAAGATGGTATCCCTTTACATATTTCAAGTAGAGCTGCTGGTACAGTAGATGAAAATGGTAAAGTTAAAATTAAAAAGTTTTTTACTTATGATCTGGTTGCAGATCCTGGTTTCGAGAATGCCGAACTATCCAGAGTAAATGAATCTTTTGGCCTAAGTAATGATGATGGAATATTGATTTACGAAATGGAAGAAACTGAAAATAACAACGATAATAAAAAAGATCTAACAATGGAAAATAAAAACTATGTATCCGTCGAAGATTTTCAAAAGTATACTGAATATGTATCTGGAGTTCTAAGTAATGTTAAAGAATCTACTAATTCTAACAATGATGAGGTAATGGAAAAACTTATTAAGTACACCGAGCATGTTGCAGAGAAAGTAAATCAGGTTACTGATTATGCTGAATACTTATCAGAAAACTTAGACAAAAACATTTCATACTCTGACTATTTAGCAGAGAATGTAAATTCAATTAAAGACTATGCGTCTTACTTAGCTGAAGAGCTTGATGGAAGTATTCAATATGCTGAGCATGTAGCTGAAATGGCTGACAAAGGAATCGAATATTCTAACTATGTTGCTGAAAACTTAGAAAAGAGTATTGACTATTCTGAATATGTAGCTGAAAAGGTTGATCAGAATATTGCTTATTCTGAATATCTTGGCGAAAATGTAGACAAGAGTATTAAATATTCTGAATACATTGCAGAGAACATAAATACTCCTAATGCCGATTCTATTAACGAAGGTACTGTTAATGAATACGGAATGAAGGAAGGTGCTATGCCAACTATGGAAGAAGTTTCAAAATGCATGGAAGAAGGTATGACATACGAACAGGTTTGTGAAAAGTATCCAGATGCTGATAAAGGCAAATTAAAGGAAATGTGTGAATCGTGTGGTAAAACTCATGAGACTGTAGATTATAAAAATTCTATTGAAGAAAAATTAGAAAAGTTAATTGCAGCTGCTGAAGTTAAGAATGTATCTGAAATGCACTTTATGAACTTCTTAGGAGAATCTAAAAAGAATGAATTTAATTCTTTATCAACAGAGAAGCAAGCTATGATTGTAGAATCAATGAATGCTAAACCAATTATGTCAACTATACAGGCTGAAAATATTTGGGAATCTAATTTTATTGAAAAGAAAAGAGAATTAGATGTTGTTACTGATATGCCAGAAAAATTCAAAGAAAAATGGAATAACCTTTCTGAATCAAGACAACACCAAATTATTTCTGAATCAAGGTTTCACCCTGTAAATAATCAATATGGAATTAATAACTTCTGGTCAACAAGAGATCTTAGAGATACTCAAATTGTAACAGAATCTATTAATGAAAGTAAAACTGCTGCCGAGTCTGCAAACACTAAAGAGCCATTAATAAATGAATCTTTTAAAAATGACTTAGTAAACAAAATGAAATTCAGATTAAATAGATAATCATTTAATCTAAAAGATATTAATCGAATGGTTAAGAAGAAAAGAACCGAGGCGATTAAATAAACGGAATTGAAAGATTCCACAATAATGCGAAAAATAATTTTTTAAAAATGTACGCAAATCAATTAATCAACGAGGCTGAGGTTCAAAAGACCTGGGGCCCAATCATTGAGGAAAGTACTGGTATTACTGAAAAGTCTAAGTTATCTTGGATGTCTAAGTACTGTCACTACCACAACCTTAATGAAAGTGTATATAATACTGTACACTTAAATCCAAACATGAATGTTCAAGGTATGGGTGCAACTGCTTTCCCAAGCGCTCCTACTACCATGAATAACTTCAATGACACTGGTGTAAACGGTATGACTGCCGGATCTGGAGACAGACCTTTTTCTTTGTTACCACTTGCTATGCAAGTTGCTGCTCAGACTGTAGGTTTAGATTTAGTACCTGTAGTACCAATGCAAGGACCTATGGGAGTATTAACTTACTTAGACTTTGTATATGGTGGAGGTAGAACTACTGATGCAGGTGGAAAAGTAACTGATTCTGCTCCATTACTAATTAAAGCTGATTTAACTTTAGCTTCAGGTGTAGCTGCTTTAGCGGTTGACCAATTAGTATATGCTGCTTCAGCTACTGCTAACAATGCTGCTTACGAATTAACTTACGTAGGAAAATCTAGAATCGATGGTTATTCTATATTCCGTGTAAGAGGTAATGGTGTTGCTACTGATACTAACTTTGCACAGGGTGAAGAAGGATATGAAGCAATCTATCAAGCAGTTGCTGCTGGTGTAGATTTCTATTCTGATATCGCTACTACAACAGTTATCGGTGCATGGGGTGATACTCCTGAATATGTAAAAGCTTTGGAAGACCATATTACTGGTTTCTCAGGTAATGCATTTGAGGATAACAACCCACTACCTGGTGCTGCTAACGTTCCTGGATTCTTAACTGAATCTATCGACAGTAATGATCCATACCAAAGAGGTGTTGGTGAATCTACTCCAGATAACATTATGGGACTAAGCTTATTCAATAAGTCTGTTGCTGCTAAAACTTTCCAAGTTGCTGCTGCCGTGACTAGAGAACAAGTTCAGGATTTGAAACAATTCGGAATCGACGCAGTTGCTCAAGTAGAAGCTGTATTGGTAAATGAATTAACTCAATCTATTAACAAATATATCTTGGATAGAATCTTCAGAAATGGAGCTCAAAATGCAGGAAATATTAATACTGTTGACGGTTTACAGTTATCAGCTTCTTACGGAACAACTGCAGCACCTGCTGTCGTAATTCCTTTAGGACCTGGAAATGGTAGTAATACTAACATTAATGCAACTGTTGCAAGAACGTTAGTTAATGCTGGTGGTGAAACACAAGGAACTTTACAACGTAGGTTGTATACTAAAGTACTTGCTGCTTCTAACCTAATCGCAACAAGAGGAAGAAGAGGACCTGCTACTTTCGCAGTAACTTCTGGAGAAATTGCTACGGCACTTCAGGATGTTGCAGGATTCGTACCTTACCCACTATCAAATACAATCAACCAAGCTGGTGGATCTTTATATCCAATCGGTGCTTTGGCTGGTGTAACTATTTATGTTGATCCAAACATGGCTTGGACTGACTATAGAGTTGCTGTAGGTAGAAAAGGTGATGGTAATTCTCCTGGTTTAGTATTCATGCCTTACTTAATGGCTGAATCTGTTGAGACAATCGCAGAAGGAACTATGGCTCCTAAAATCGCGGTTAAATCTAGATTCGCTTTAGTAGACGCTGGATTCCACCCAGAAAC